GTAAGTGATTGTGCGTTGGTGCGAAACAAGCCACCGCCCTTGAAGTTACCCTTGTTCTCAGCGGCAGGAGTAATGGTGCCAGCTTGGGGTGCAAGGTAATTAACGAAGATATTGCCAGTACCACTAGAAGGTGCGGCAGAGAATGTTAGAGTAGTTCCATCAGGAATAGTGTAAGCCGCAGTATCCTGCACAACACCATCAACCGATACAAGTACATCTTGTACAGAGGAAACTGTAGTGGTTAGTGTAAATGTAGTTGTGCTACCATCACCATTAAAGCGTTGTACAGCTTTAACCGCTTGGTAAGAACCGGGAACCTTTTGACCAATATATGGCATCTACCGCCCCTTATGAACTAATTGTGTCTACAACAGAAATCCAAACGTCACATGCTGACGCAGTGTCTGCGTATGCTTTTAAGATGTCACCACTTTGAAGAACTACCTTCGCACCACCATCTAGTACCTGCAAAGCAGAACCTACAGGAACAGGGGCATCTTTTAAAATATAATAGAAGGGCGTATTATCAGCATCTGTAACTAGAAAAGTCACAAGGATTTGAGAAGTCCCTTTGTTTGCGGCGTTGATGCCAATCAATGCGTCATCTGAATCAGATGTCCACAAGGTAGTAGCACCAGCCGGTGTCTGTGTGTTCGAGATGCTTGAAGCTGCAACTCTTTCAAAATCCTGTGCCATATTTTCTTCCTATCTATAACGCGATTGCCATCGCCACCGCGAAGCCTGCCGACGCACCGGCTGTGACATTGACAGGGTTTCCACTAGCATCCAAGTACACCATCTTCTCCGCTGGTAAAGTAACAAACAAAGTTTTAGTTCCTGCCCCCCAACTTACAGCGCTGTCACTATTGCTGGACTGAAGAATAGTGGTACGGGCCAAGGTCGTACCACTTGAAGTGTAAGTCCCAATACCTGTCTCAAAGTCCGTGCCATCTGTACAAGTATAATAGGTAGTGTTTCCATTACCCACTTCTGCAAAAGTTTCAAAACCAGTCACCGCTCCAGCAAGCGTATAAGTGCCTGTGCCGGTAGTGGTGGAGGTTTCTTTTACACGGTCTTTAAGCGCCAGCGCCATTACTTCAACTCAATTGATAAGTTGCTAGCGTTAATGCGGAAGATATCCCCAGTCTCAATTGTCTTACTAGCATCAAGAGCGCCAATAAACAGGATGTTGCCGCTTGAAGCAGCGTCCGCAATAAATGCATGGGTAATAGTGTTATTTGTACCACCAGATGCTGGGTACTCAATGTTAGATGAGTTCGTTGCTGTCTGCGTATCTGTGCTAACTGCTGGAACGGTCCAAGCAGAAGCGGCGACCTGCTGTCTAGCATAGTTTCCAAAAGTTGCTTCTGTCACTGTCCCTGCTTCAGCATCTGATACTGCTGTGGCTAGGCCAACATAAATGCTGTCGCCCAGTGTTGCAAAGCTATCGACATTGTTTTTAAATAAGAACTGCAAAATAGCATGTTCTAAATAGGTTGTTGCTGCGTTACTTGTTGCCATAATCTAACTCCTAAGTCCTTGGCCTGGATGGTAGTCCTTGTCTGTATGCGTCTGAGTTTTCTCTGGACTCTGCCAAGTCCTTCAATCGCTGTATTTCCTGCGCGAACCTTTGTTCGTACAACTGCATCATGTCTTGTTCGCCCTTCATGTAAGTATACGCTTCTACAAGAGAACCGTAAAGAAGAGCGTTCGGGGCATTCTCGCTCAACCATGTTGTACCACTATCAGCGCCGGCTGTTATGCTGGCAGGGCGATAGTAATAATGAAGCTCAGTTGTAAGTGCCGAGTCAGGAGTAGGAGATAATATAAAATTATCTACATCGAACACACCATAATATTTTGGTGTGCCTGTAGCACCAACAGCCATAGTATACTGCTGAACAAAGTTCACATCTTTTTGAAGCAAGAAGTCTTGCTTCCCTGCTGTTGTGATTTGCAAAGAAAAAGAAGCTAAGTAATCACCGGGAACTGAAAGGTATGGGTCAGAAGCAGTCAGTGTGGCTGTCGCGTTTTTACGGAACAGTTCAAGATCCACAAGTGTAAAGATACGATCCTCACAACCACGGATGAACACAGGAAGGTTAGTCACGAAAGATGTTTCTGTGTTTTCCGCAAAATCTTGTATAGCTGTCTTTAACTGTGTGTAAGTGAAGCTCATTTAATTCTCCAACGTGACGGGGCCAGCGGTCGCATGGTCACCACCGCCTCGTGTGTTACCGGAGGTTGCTGTTCCACTTGATGCCGTGAAAGTATATGTGTCCGTATCCACAACAGTAATTGAGTAACCTGATGCATTTTCTAATACCCCTTGTGTAAACCCGTCAAACGAGATTGCCTTGCGGAATCTTACAGTATCTGAAGAGCTACGTCCATGTGATGGCTCAATAACAGTAATCACTGCAGTGCCAGCATCGCCTGATACAAAAGGTTTTGGAGGGAGCAACTGCTGTGTAGGTACTTCGGTACGCTGATCAGGTCTTGGATCGTGCAAAGCCTGCGGGTCAGGGCCCGGACGAATTGGCTCTAACTGTGGGTGTTTTGCTTCATACTCATCAGGACCAACTTTTGCACCGCTCCACTCTGTCAGCATATCTGCTAGACGATATCGGAAGCCGGAGCGGTCTGAATATCCCCAAGCCTGTTTACCTGATGCGTATCTTGCCATTAGTTCACCCGAAGATACGAAACACTAGGCTGCAACTTGAGTGGCACCCTGTCTTCGTCCTCATCTGCAGCGCGCTGGAACTCTTCTTCATACATGCTCTTCAACATTTGAACCCGCTCTGGAGCTTTCTTGAGAGCAAGGTAATAAGCTAGACCAGCTACCATACACGGAAGGAATCGGAAAGGCGCGTCTGTTGTGTTTGCTAACGTGTCCACATCCTCAATGCGTTGTACAAAGTAGTACACTAGAGTATCAGTAGAACTGTCAGGGGTAGCCCACAAAGTAATCTGCGGGTTTATCTGTCGGTTATAATAGTATTGGCTAGGCCGACCCTGAGTTGTTTTATTAGGCAGGGTTAAATATTCACCACGAGACATGCGGCTCAACTCATAGTCTACACCACTTCTTCTAACAACAACCTCAAGGAGGTCTGTGTAGTCAGAAGTAAATGTGTAAGTAGCTGTACCAGCAGTCAGTGCCTGAGTCCCCTGCTTTACAGTCCACAAGTTCAAACCACGGTTTGCCCAATCAGCGAACATAAGATTCATAGAACGACGAGCAGTCTTAGCATCGTAACCAGTACGAAGCTCAAGGCCACATCTTTCGTATGCCTCTTCAATTATCTCAGCGACATCTAAGTCGAAGTCTCTTGAACCTGAAGTTGCCATTTACTTTTTCCTGTGTGTGCCGCCGTAGCCTCTTTTAACTACACCCTTGCCCATCAAAATATCTTTTTGTGTAACCTTACCGTCACCACTAAGGTCGGGAAAGTTTCCGCCACCCATTTTAAAACGTGTGCGACTTGGAGTCTTAGAATTACGAGTGGGCATAGACATGGCACCGCCCATAGCTTTACGAGGAGAACAATGCATTATTTTTTCCTTCTCTTCAATGATTTAACTCTTTTTGGCTTACCTGCCGGCTGACCAAGCTTTTTCTTCTGTGCTATTCTACTACGTTTTTCCGCAGCCGTCATCTCTTTGGAGGTTTTAGGGGTTTTACTAGAGACACGTTTAGAGGGGCGACAATATGGAGTACCCCGTTTTTCTCCTTTGCGTCTGCCACACGGCTTCCCCGTGCGGACATCCTTCCATTCTTCCTTGAACCAGCGCTTGAGAGCCAAGCCCTTCTTTGTTTTCCTGACAGCCATGCCGGCTTCCTCATTCTAAAACTGTATTGACTACAAAGACCATAAAACCAAATAGCAAAATAGCTATTGAAGCAGCCAACGCCCATGTAATTATAGTCTCAACTTGTTCGGCCTTCCTTTTTCTTTCAGCTATTCGGGCCTTTCTTAACTGGCCTTGGATACGAATAATATCCTGCCAAGCATTAAAACCATATTGTCCTGTAACAAAATTTCTAAGCTCATTCTCCATCTTCTCGGCTTTTTTCTTAGCCGCATAAGTCTCAAGAGCCTCTTCTTCTACACTGCCGAACCTTCGACCTTTAGCTTTATCGTGTCCTTCCTTGACACTTTGGATAGCACCCATCCATCTGCCTATGTCTCCTGACATAGACTCGATGTCCTTGCCTATCTGAAATCCTTTTTGGATCGCTTTGTAGGCGGTACTTGCTATCGCTATTGCGCTTACAGGATCCATTATTTCTCATCAGTAGATTTTTGTTGTTCTGTATTTATATGTTCCGCCTGCTGCTTTCTTGGTGGTACTGTTACCCCAGTTGGCTGCTCCGACTTTTCGACACTTTGCGAGTGCCCCGCTTGCGTACGCCGACGGGAAGACCTTATAACGGCGTTTAACCTTGCTGTAACATGCATCTTTTTTTGAACCACCTGACATTTGCTTACCTATCGAACCACGCGAGATTGTCATTACTTTTCTCCTGTAAAAAATCATCCCAAAGCACAGTCAACATGCGATGATTTTCTGTCACCTTTTGAGCCACAACAGCAGTATCTGTTTTAAGCTGAGTGACTTCAATGCCTATCCAACCAAGGAAGGCTAGTAGAGCTACGGGCATAAGCTTTTCCATTAGCACTTCCACCTCCGCCTTGCGGCACAAATACGCTTCTTAGGGGTCTTCTTACAACTAATACCATGCATCTTCATTTGACCTGCAGAGCGGGAACAGTAAGACTTCTTACGCTTGCCACCGCCCGGCTGTGGTGCTTTTAACTTTGAACCAGTGGCCTTGTTATATTTAGCTCGGCCCTTGGCGGTAAGACCTGCACCGCGAGATGCTGGTAACTTCTCACCCTTTTTAACAGATAGACTAACCTGTTTCTTTTTTTTCTTTGGGGCCATCATCGACCTCCCAGTTGAACAAAGACAGTTATTGAAGTGTCGGACGGCAAAGAAGCGTACAAACCGTCACGAAATATAATACCATCGCCCGGTATTTCCATACCAAAAGTCCCGGCACCTTTTTCATCTACTTCTAAAACAACAGTACCAGATGCGGCAGAATCATTGTCGTATAAAATAATATGACCTGACGCACCTGTGTCGTGGTTTACAATAAAACCTTTTAAACGCCCCCGGCAGTCTGCAAGGACACCGGAAGCGTGTAAATGTTTAGCAATGACTTCATTGCCCGCCATTATCCAAAGAACCCTGTGATTGAGTCTACATTGGTTAATGTAACGTGGCACTCATCATCAAATATAATACCGTGATCAGGTATAGTTATTTGATTGTCATCTGAGGTATGAAACACCATTGACAATAATGTTGCACCACCAGAACCATTTTTAAAGACAACGGCTGGAGAACCACTGCTTGCAGTTTTTACATAAAAAGACTTTAGTCTAGTTCTACCACCAAGAAATGTACCTGTGGCGGTAGCAGTTTTTGCTGTAATAGAAGCAGCCATTTCCGCCTCCTATTAGCTAAGTGCTGCGCCTACAGCGGTAACCCAAGCAGCGCCTGTGTTAATGACAATGCAGTATTCGTCGTTGCCAGAACCATTATCGCTGACTATGTAAACAGTACCTACTGCTACACTGCCAAACGCTGGAAGGTTTGCTGTTGTTACAACGGGAATCTGGAAGCCGTTATTTGAACGGACTGGACCAGAAAAGGTAGAAAGAGCCATGATAATCTCCTGTCGTGGCTAATGTCAGCCACGGGATGCGGCTGTCAGGGATATAAATAGTATACAACAAAAAAGGGCGGCATGAAAGCCGCCCTCTTCGTAAAGATGTCTTTAACCTTATGCAGCGCCCGGTGAACCGAATACTGCGCGTGGGTCAGAGAAACCGAAGCTGTAACGCTCACGAGCCTTGAACCGCATGTTACCAGTGTCGAAATCTGGGTCCATGTTTGTTGACAAAG